CGAAGAAGGTTGTAGGTTGTAACCTTATTATCCTATCATAAAAAAAAAGTGTATATATATAGAGTATAGAGTATAGCGTACAACCATACAACCCTACAACCTTTGCAAACCCGACCCCATGAAAAAACTAATCCGCAGCCGCTCAATCTACATCGACGAAACCCCTAAGGTGGTGCCAACGGCCCCGCCGTCCGCGGCCCGACGGCCGACGGTCCGACCCGTCAGAGCGCATCAGCCGAAACGCTACTTGCCCGTGAACCCCGGAGACGATCGCTACACCGACGCATACGAGCGCGAGTGCATCCAACTGGAAAGCGCACAGACCCCAGAATTGCCGCCGTGCGTGCCCGTGGTGGCGTCGGAAGGTTCTGAGGGACCCTTTACGCAGGGTAGGGTCTTAGAAGGCCCTGAGCGGGACGCTGTCATCAGGCGCTACCGAACGCACGACCGGCGAAGCATGATAGCCCAGATTCCCTTGCAATCGCCTTCGTCGTGGGTTATCTTCGAGCATGCCGACGGGAACCACACATGCGCAAACCTCGACTGGTGACATCATGACCCTGTCCGATGGTGACGCCGTCGCCGAAATTGTCATTCATGCCGTGTGCCAGGTCTACGGCGTGACGCCACGTGCGCTCGTGTCCGTTCACCGATACCGCGAGCTGGCCGACGCACGCCACACCGTTGCGCACCTTCTGCACACGTGCTGTGGATATTCTGGCGCCCAGATCGGGCGCGAGCTGCAGCGGACACGGTCGAACGTCTACGACAGCATCAAACGGGCTTCCGTCCTGCTCGACTCCGACCGCGAGTTCGCCGAACGGTATAGAGATTGTCACCAGATAGTCACGAGGCGGTGACTGGACAAAATGCGTAGTAAATTAGACAAAAGAACCATTGAATACGTCGGCACGTCGTCACTAACGCCGTACGCTCGCAACAGCAGGACACACCTGCCGGAACAGGTTAAGCAGATCGCTGCGTCAATTCGGGAGTTTGGATTTACCAACCCCGTACTGATCGACGACGAAGGCACGATCATTGCAGGGCATGGCCGAGTGCTGGCCGCGCAACATCTGCAACTCGCCGAAGTCCCGTGCATACGGCTTGGATACCTTACTGAGACACAGCGGAGGGCGTACGTTATCGCAGATAACAAGCTGGCGTTGAATGCTGGATGGGATGAGGAACTTCTAAAGCTGGAGTTAGAAGACCTGCACTTAGAGAACTTTGACCTTGGCAAGATTGGATTCGATGCGAAGGAACTATCCGAAGCAATGGGCCTTGATGACAAGGAAATCGTCGAGGATGAAGTGCCGGAACCTCCTGCCGATCCGATTACAAAGCCGGGCGATATGTGGATTCTTGGTGACCATCGGTTGCTATGTGGCGATTCGACCAAAGAAACGAATTTCGCAGCGCAGTGCTCGACACTGTTCTTCGATCCGCCATGGGATGCCGGTGTTAAAATGCTACCCCGCGAGTGCATGCTCGCATTCTGTGACGGACAAAGGATATCCGACGTAGTGCGCGATTATGGTGCACCGACTTGGGCCTTTGCTTGGGACTGCATCACAAGCTGGTATACACCGGCTCGCCCGCTACGGCGCATGAAGATTTGCCTTTGGTACGGAGATATAAACCGATACGATCAAGACGGCTCACACTATGGCGATGCGGGCGAATCCCGCACGGTCACAAATTCGAGGGGCTCGTACAAATTCACCCCCGACCCCAGAGGCAAGCACCTTTCAGACGTATATACACAAGCAATCACGGCGTTACATGCAGAGTCCGAGCATTCGCATTCCAAGCCTTTAGACTGGGTCCGAATGCTGATTGCGAACTGCACACATGGCGACATTTACGACCCGTTCCTCGGCTCCGGCACGACGCTCATCGCCGCCGAACAACTGGGCCGAAAGTGCTACGGCATGGAGATCTCGCCGGCCTACTGCGACGTGATCGTCAAGCGGTGGGAAACATTCACGGGACGGAAGGCAGAGCTTGTCAATGGCTAACATCAAAAAAGACATCAACCCCGAGCAGGTGCATAAGCTCGCAGCAATCGGCTGCACTGACAAGGAGATCGGCGAAATAGTCGGATGCTCCCACGATACGCTGACACGACGTTTCCGTGACGATCTGGACGCAGGCCGTGCCAATGGCCGGGCATCGCTGAGACGCAAGCAATGGGAGATAGCACTCGGCGGCAATGTCACCATGCTCATCTGGTTAGGCAAGCAGTATCTTGAGCAGTCCGACAAGATCGAAAGCAAGACGATCGAAGACATTATCGTCAGCCTCGAATGAAGATGACGTATAGGATGCACGAAGGGCAGAATCATATTCTTGCCAATCGCCGCAGATACAACGTCGTAGCATGCGGCCGACGCTTCGGCAAGTCACGTCTTGCGTATGCCGTTGCGATGGAGTGCATCGCCGGCAAGCTGCCGGTCAGTTACTGGACACCCACGGCCACGGATTACGAGAAACGTTGGGACGAGTTCGTCAAGACGCACCGTGGTGCGATCATCAACCTGCGCACAAAAGACGGTATCATCGTGTTCCGCAACGGAGCTGAAATGCACTGGTTTGGCTTGCACCGATACGACGGAGGCCGTGGCAACAAGTACGCGCGGGTCATTATCGACGAAGCTGCACACTCGGACAACCTTGCAGACGCATGGGCGGAAGTGATACGGCCAACCCTTACCGACTACAAGGGCGACGCCTGGTTGCTGTCGACACCTAACTGGCGGCAGAAAGACCAAGCATTCAAGCGCTTCTGCAATACAGTCCGAGACGATTACGCAGTGTTCCGCATGCCGTCGACGGCAAACCCGTACATTGACCCTGCTGAAATTGAGGATGCACGCAACGACCCCAACATGCCAAGCGTTATATTCCGCCAAGAGTATTTGGCCGAAGACGTGGAGCTGCAGGGCGCACTTGTCAACCGTGAGGACATCCGCTACGGCCACCCTGCCGAGGGCGAACGCATCGAGTATAACATGGGCGTCGACCTTGCTATCAGCACCAAAGAGGGCGCCGACTATACCGCCATCGCCGTCGTCGGCAAGGTAGAAAACCGCTACTACATCGTCGACGTGCTGCGTCGGCAGATGGGTTTCAACGACACGAAGACGGCGATCAAGAAGATGGCTGCGAAGTGGCAGCCGACGTTCGTCAACATCGAGGCGGTACAGTACCAGGCTGCCATCGTCGAAGACCTGAAGATGGAGATGCGCGAGTACTACGTCAACGCGATCCATCCCGACCGTGACAAGCGCAGCCGTTTCCTGCCGACGCTAGGCAAGTACGAGCACGGCCTCGTCTATCACAGCGCGACCCTGCCGCCAGAGTTCGAGGGTGAGCTACTGCAGTTTCCCGAGGGCGACCACGACGACATGGTCGATGCGGTGGTGTACGCGATGAAGGGCTTTGATTCTGGAGTGAGGGTCTACAATATTTGATCTACGACAGGGTGACCTATGGCAAAGCTGACCAGCGCAGGCAACAAGCGGTACCGCATGACTGCCGAGGAGTTCGAGCTAATACGCGAGGCACGCGACGCCCGTGTCAAGGCCGAACGTGGGGCGAACGGATCTGTCGGTGGGCAGGTCACGAAAGCGCTTGTGCAGCACGACGACGGTCTGACAGCACAGCAGCGATATAGACTCCGCAAGAAGGGCGAGCTACCACCTGCTCCGATGAATGGTGCGGAGCAGATGAATGACGACAAGGCGAAGGCCCTGGGGATGTCGATGATCGCTAACGAGTTCCGACGGCGCGAGCGGTCCGACGGTGTTACGGATCTGATCGCTGGCGACCTGCGGCCCGACTCCATCTGTGACGTTACATCGAGTAAGACGGGCGTCATCTCCGATTTGCACTGGCCGTTCCATGCGCTCTACGACGATGACGGCCACCTGCACGGCCCCTACCTTACGGCCATCGAGCACCTGCGGGACTACGGGATCCAGACGCTTGTCATCAACGGCGACGCGATGGACTGTTACAACATCTCGACGCACGAGCGCATCGAAGCTAAACGCAACTTTGTTTGGGAGCTGGACGTTGCCCGTGCGATGCTGGCCCACCTGCGGCGGTACTTCGGCGACAAGGTGCGGATCATCTACCGCGAGGGCAACCACGAAGAGCGCTGGCTGCGCTACATCGCCAAGAACGCAGACGCCCTTCAGGGGCTACCGGAGGCGACGCTGCCCGAACTGTTAAAGCTCCGCAGTCACGGTATCGAGTGGATCGGCGAACGGTCTAAGCTGACGGTCGGCAAGCTGTGGATCGACCACGGGCACGAATGGTTCGGGAGTGGCGGCGTCAAC